GGAGGGCGCGCATTACGGCTTCGTAGGTTTGGCCGGGGATGTCGTTTTTGAATGCTTCGAGCTTTTCGCCTGGCTTGAGGCGTGGGAGGAGGATGCCGTTCGGGAGGTCGCTGGTCGTGAGGTCGCCGACTTCGTTGCTGGTCGTCTTCATTCCAGCGCCGAGTCCGATCTTGGCCACTTCGGTGGATGTCACCATGTAGCCGATTTGAGCGCCGGCCTTATACGCGCCCTTCACGAATCCGTTAATTTCGCTGATGTCGCGGAGGTTGGCGGCGGCAGAGTGAAACCACGAGACGCCACGGGGTTGGCCTTGGCGGCGGATGTGGCGGAAGTGGAGGATGTCTTCGGCGGGGACGCGGAGGCCGTCTTCGCTGTTGAGCGTGTAGGCGGTCGGCGCGCCGTAGCGGTCAAGAATGACGCCGTCGTGCGAATCGGTGGCGAATGATCCGGCACCGCCGATGGACTCGCCGCCGAGGAATCGGACGCGAGCCGCGCCTTCTTTGGTCTGGAGGAATTGCGCGAAGAAGTCGCCGTCGATGGCGACCTGGCGAAGGATGAGACTTTGGGCGGTATAAAAATTGACCTGTGCGCCGGCGTCGAATGCCCAGGCTTCGGCGCAGTTGCGGTCCTCGAAATACTGATCGACCTTCTTGTTCCACTCGGTGTTGCTGGTCTTTGGCTGAACGACGATGCCGGTGCCGATGGCGCGCTGGGCGAGGTGTTCGACAATGTAGGTGGCCTGCGGGGCGTTGTTGTAGAGCCAGCGCGAAACCTTGAGGATTTCAAGTCGGCTGTGTGCCGTGAGTTCGCGTTTCGGGTCGGTCGTCGGAACCCATATGAGGCCGCGATTTAAAGAGGGCTGGGCGGCCTCGAACGCGGCGGCTTTGGCGTCGAGCTTGCGGGGGCGGCCTGCGCCGGGGCGATTGCCTCCCCATGAGGAACTTGATTTTTTTGATTTCGCGGACACGCCCGAGGGCGCGTGTCAAATCATCGTGCCGTAGCGGGAGCGGTCGGCGATGTTGAAAAGTTGGCGTCCGTTCGGGCCTTCGTTGATGACTTCCATGACGGCAGAAAGCCGAAGCTCGCGGGGCAGCATTCCGATCTGTCCCGAGGAAGCGGTGCCATCGCCTGAGATGCTGGTGATGGTGACATCCTCGACCCCATTGGCGAGATCGGCGGCCATGGCGAGAAGCTCGGCTTGGGTTTTGCCGAGGGCTCGGATGTAGGATTTAAATCCCGCGAAGGCTTGGGCGTGCTGGTCCACGCCTCGGCGGGCGTGTCAAAAGGGGTATCTCCCGCAGAGGCGCGGAGACGCAGGGGGGCGAACTGTCAATGATTCCTTGTCAGTTCAGATTTTCGACTCGATATACTTCCCGCGTGACTGATCGCCGCGCTGGCGGTCGAGCTTGGCCCAACTTTCGGGCTGCATGGAGACGCTGCGCGTGACGGCGGTTCGGCCTTTGGCGTTCTTGCTCTTCGCTCCTTTGGGGCGGCCCGATCCTTTGCGCGGGCCGCCGTGGGTGGTGGGTTTTTTCTTCATGCTGTGGCGATGGTGGTGTAGCCGAGATTTTCGCGCTTGAATTCAAAGGCGCGCATGGCTGTCCCAAACGACCGGAAACGAGCGCCGACTCGCAGGCCATGGCGGACAATGTAGCCGTTCGGGATCGTCAGATTGTCAGGTCCGGTGGCGGTTAGCGTGAGCGGTTGGCCGCTGCGGTGGCCTGCTGCATCGACGCTGCAAGCGAGGCGAATTTGTGTGTCGGTGGGGCTCATTCGATTATTAGCGGTTCGGATTTATCAATTATCAGATGAGTTTTTGCCCATTCGGGGTTGATTCCGCCTTTTTCAATGAGCTGGCGTTTAAGCTCCGTTTCAAATGAAGACTTGACGGCCTCTTCTGCGTAAACGCTGAAACGGATGTTCCCTCCGACCGTTGTGCCTTGGTTGTGTTTGCCGGCGGGAGTGTAGCCGATAAATGCGCTGTATTCGCCGAGCGTTTGGTCTTGGCTCCAGGATTCTAAATTGCAGGTGCGGGCATAGCCGGTTTTGCCGTATTTTTTGCGAGCCATGCGGTCAGCAAAGATTTCGGCCGCCTCGCTCATGTTTTCTGCCGTTACTGCCCGGCAGCCTGATGTTGTGTATTTTTTCATTTTGTTGGAACGATAAATTTTGCAACCAGTTTTCCGAGCGTCAGGGTTTGAAAAGCGGGGTCTTCGTCCTCGCCGTCCCATTTGTAAATCTCATATTCGTGGCGGGTGTTGCTTAATCTTCCGCCGTTATCGTCCCAGTCCCAGCGCCGGAGCACTGCGAGCTCTCCCCATATTGCCTGGCCTGCGTTGTGAGGGTTGCCCTGGTCTTCCGGTGGCGTTATGTAGGTGAGGCTTTCGATTTCGTCTTGTTCTTGTGGTGATAGTGTTTTCATTTTTTGGGTTGGTTGGGGGTCATTTTAGAATCACGCGATAACAGGGGTTGTTGCCATAGTCGATGTGATCGCCGGTCCCGTCTTGCACGACTTCGGCGACGCCTGGCATTTTTTCAATTTGGGAAATGATGTTGTCCCGGGCGTTGCCTCGCTTGAGTTCGTCGGCTGCCGAAAAGGTTCGGTAGGCGTAAATGTCGAGCGATATCCAAAGCGTTCCGTCGTCGATGGCGTCTTGCAAGGTTGTGTCGGCGTGGATGCTTCCGTCTTCATTGTTTGCGACGCAGGAGATTTCTGCAATTTCCTCGGGTGTTTTGAGGCTGTTGATTTTGTCGATGAGGTTGTTGATTTCTTGGATTTTCATTTTTTTAAGCGGGTGGAGGTTTTGAGGTTGTGGGCGATGAGGATTTGTTCGGATTTTTGGAGCGCAAGGGCTAAGTCTTCAAGCGTGCTTTTCAGTTCTTTGCCGAGGATCACAAGGCAGGCCAGCGAATTGTAGAGGCTTCGGTCGTTGGTTTTCATTTTCGTTTTGGTTGGTGGCGCGGGGATTAGGCTATAAGTTTCACTCTTTCATGTTTGTAAGAAGCTACGCAGTGCGTGCCTTCAATTATTGCTTTGGCGATTTCTTTGGCATGAGTTGTGGGTGTTCGCTCATGGCCTGGGCCAGTGCAATTTATAAGCGCAAGTCTGCAGGTTGTTTCTATTCCGGTCAGTTTGTTTGTTGTGATTGTAAGAATCACGCCGGACTCTATTTCAGAAAGTCGAACAGACTTCCTGGCTGCTTCTGCGATAGTGTTTGAAAGTTCAATGATATTCATTTTTTTCGTTGGTTGGTGGCGCGGGGATTGAACCCGCGCCGGGTGGGGTTAGATTGCAAATCCTTTTTCGCGGAGGATTCGAGCGGCTTGATGGATGTTCAAGAATCCCTCGTTCAGGTTGTCGATGAATGCCTCAAGGAGGAATCGTTTTTGGCTTTCTCCGACTTCGGTGGCTTCGTGAAGAGCGTTTAGTTTTTTGATCAGTGATTTGCGAGTCAGTGTTTTCATTTTGTCGTTTTGGTTTTTGGTTTTCGTCTCTGCCGTGGTGGCTTCGATCTGGGATGACAATCTCACAAACTTGATTTCTCGTCAACAACTTTTTTTCAAGAAAATGAAAATATTTTTGAAGGCTTGCGGAGCCGCTTAAAACCTAGCTCGGCGGGCGGGGGTCATTTCGGTGAGCGCACCGAGATGATCAGTTTTTCAAGATATGCCAGGCGACATGGCAGAGTTTCACTGCGTCCATGTAGTGGTCTTGAGCGACGGATTTCCACACGAACTCTTGGCCGGTGGCGGTCTTGCGCGGAACGAGGCGCTGGCCGCTCATGCCGCGTAGGAAGTCCTCGCTGGTGTCGCGCGGGATGGCGAGCGGGGGCTTGCCGTTGCGGATGCGGTCGATGAAGAGTTCCGTCTTTATGGCGTGGTCAACGAAGGTGTAGAGCACGACGCCGGGGAAGTCATCGATGACGGTGCGCCCGATGCGGCTTCCGAAGGTGGCGCCGGAGCCTTTGGCGGCGTGCCAGAATCCGGCGCTGACTTGGCAGGCGGTGTAAACGCGGAAGGTGGCGAAGCCGGAATCCATGAGGCCGCACTCTGGGCGGACTTCCTGCCCGCTGGGCGTGCGGTAGATGCGGCGGGGTGAGTCGGCGAGGAGGTCTTCGATGGTGAGCGTTGTTCCGTAGTCGAGGACATAGCTCTGGCCGTTGGCGTCGAAGGCCACCGTGGTCCAGTGCTGTTTGTCCTGGCCGATGTCGGCGCATGTGACGATGTGCGCTGGCTCGATCGGGCAGGTGCCGCGCGTGTAGTCGCCTCGGAGGCTGAGAATGTTGGCGTCGCCGATGCTGGTCTCGACCTGCTCCCACGGCATGGCCATCGTGCTGTTCGTGAAATCTTGGAGGCCGTTAAGCGTGTCTTTGTCGCGGAGAAATTTCACGGCGAGCGCGCCGAATGTGCAGGAGCGCCACGGCGCGTAGAGGGAGTTGAGGTGGAAGCTGCGGAAGCCGCGCTGGGCGCTGGGGTTTGTGGCTTGCCACTTGCCGTCTTGGAGGGCTTCGATCTTCTGGCCGTCGTTCCACTCGCCTCCGCACCGCTGGCAAATGTAGCGGGCGGATTCTTCGACGCGGGCCATGTTCCACTTGCCGGCCACTTTTGCCTCGGTGTCCCACTTGACCTGTTCCCACAAAAGCTCGATGCGCTCGTGGCAGTGCGGACAGGCAAGCATGAATTTCTCCTGCGTGCCTTTCTGGTATTCCTGCCATATCGCGCCGTCCGGCGTGGTGGGCGTGCTGGTCTTGACGCGAAGCGCGCCGACGAATGACTTGGTGCGGTTCTCCGCGAGGAAAAGCGCGGAGGTTTCTTGGTCGGTCTCTCTGGCGAATTTGTCCACCTCGTCCATCAGCAGGAGACCGGCGGGGCGGCTGGCGAGGTTTGCCGGGGAGTTGCTGCCTACGAAGACGAGCGAGCACCGCGAAAAATGCTGCTCGAGGTTTTTGAAGCGGTGCCGGTCCGCTGGCTTCTGAGCGGCGAGCGTGGCGCTGTCGTCGAAGAGCGGGAGCCACCGCGTCTCGGAGAACGATCGGGCGAGTCCTTCGGTTGGCATGACCCACACGACGGGCTGCGGCTTGTTCACGATCCGCCATGCCGTGCCTGCTTGCACCATCGTCGTCTTGCCGGTCTGCGTTCCAAAGACCAGCACGAGGTCGGAAACATCGACATCGCCGAAGCACTCGAGCGGCTCGCGGAGGTAGGGCGTGAGGCGTGTGCTGAAGTTGCCGGGCATCTGCGTCTGCCGCTCGCTCAAGATCACCTCGTCAGCGCACCACTCTGTGACGCTGCGCCGGTCAATCGGCGCGTAGATCGAGCGGAGGTGTTCGCGTAGGGCTTCGGCGGCGGGGGTCATGCGAGGCGCTTGGGTTCTTTGCCGGTGGCATCGGCCCAGCGTTGGATCGCCACAGCGACATAGGCGGGCGAGATTTCGATGGCGCGCGCCTTCCTTCCAAGTTGCTCGCAGGCGATGATGGTTGTGCCGCTGCCGCTGAAGGGTTCATAAACGGTGTCCTTCGGTCGCGTGTGGTTTTGGATTGCGTAGCACCACATCTCAACCGGCTTCATTGTTGGGTGCTCGCGGGAGGCTTTGGGCCTTGGAAAATCCCAGACGGTCGTCTTCGTGCGGTCGGCGTTCTTTAATCGGTCGCCAGGCTTCCATCCAAAAAGAATCGGTTCGTGCTTGTAGTGATACTCGCTGTGGCCGAGCACCATGGAATCCTTGTTCCACACCATGACCTGCCGAAGGATGCCGCGTTGCTTCCAGTCGAAAAAGAAAACCCCATGCAACGGTCCCGGCGGGACCGTTGCAACCCAATATGCCCCGTCCCTTGAAACCTCATCTGCTCGGTCGAACCAATCCTTGCACATCTCGGCAAGGGTCTTTTCGTCAACATCATCGTTCTCAACCTTGAGGGCGTCCTTTGTTTTTCCAACATAGGCGACTCCGTAAGGCGGGTCTGTAATAACCATATCAGCAAGCACCCCCCCCATAAGCACTTCCGTTGATTTTTTAAGACGAGAATCCCCACACAGAATCCGATGCGCGCCAAGCTCCCAAAGTTGCCCAGGCTCGACGCCCCACTTGGCGCGGAGTTCTTCGGCCTTGTCGATCTGTGGCTCGGCATCGGCGTCTGATTTTTCGGCCTCGTCTTCCATCTCCAGCTCGGCAAGGTCTTCAGCGCCGAATCCAATCTCGGCGACATCGACATCCAAGGCCGCGAGATCCGCCAGCTCGAGCTTCAGCATTTCCTCATCCCACCCACCGCCGATCTCGGCGAGGCGGTTGTCGGCGAGGATGTAGGCTCGGCGCTGCGTGTCGGTGAGGTGGCCGAGGCGGATGCAGGGGACGGACTCGAGGGCGAGGGATTGGGCGGCGAGCACGCGACCGTGACCGGCGATGATGCCGTTGTCCTTGTCGATGAGGACGGGGTTGGTGAATCCGAACTCGCGGATGCTCCCGGCGAGCTTGGCGACTTGGCTGGCGTCGTGCTTTTTCGCGTTGCGCGCGTAGGGGATGAGGTCGGAGGTTTTGAGGTGCTCGATGGTCATATGGCTTTTCGGATGATGGTCGTGAGGTTGTCGGCCCACTCGGCAAGGGTGGCCTCGATGGTTTTCTGCGGTTGGCCGTGCAGCCGGGTGGCGAGGGTCTTGGGCATGACTTCGAGGAGCTGCTTGGCGGTGATGTGCGGGCGGCTGGTGATGTCGCGCGCTTCGTCGTAGAAAAGGGTGATGGCTTCCTGGCGTTGCCAGTCTTTGAAATCCTTCTCGGCCTTGATGCGGTTGTTCCGGCTGGCGATGTAGATTTGGTTTGCCTTGCGGATGTCTTCGACCGAGCCGCCGTTGCGCTTGCAGATGACGAGTTCGTTGTAGCCGACCTTCTCGGCAAGGCGGGCGCGGCGGAGGGATTGGCGCGGCGTGTTGTCTTCGTCGTCCGGCTCGGGTGCGCTGTCGTGAACCGG